ACTTAAGAAAGAGATTCAAGAAGAAATAATGGATGAAATTAATTCAAAAATCAAAGAGTTATATAGGCAGCGGGATGAAAAAGAATATATACATGTAATATGGTTTTGTATAAATTCTAATTCAAATAGAATTGAAGATTATGAAATTGAAATGATAAAGACGTTTTCAGATACAACACCAGTTATTTTGGTTTTGACTCAAAGCATTGGCGAGAATGCTATTGAGTTTAGGAAGAAATTAGATGATATGAATCTATCGGCAAGTGCAATTCAAACAGTGTTAGCAGAGCCATATAAAATTAATACTGATATTTCAATACCGCCTCATGGACTAAAAGAACTTGTTGCTCAGACTTATGAGGTTTTACCTAAGGCAGTAAAACAGGCTTTTAATAATGCCCAAAAGGTAGACATTGAGAAAAAAGTAAAAGATGCTACAGTTTGGGCAACTGGATACATTGCGGGATCATTTGGAGCAGGATTTACTCCAATACCATTTTCAGATGCGGCTGTTTTAGTACCTATTCAGATAGGAATGCTTGCACATATAACAGCGATTTTTGGTATATCTTTGGATAAGGCACTATTAAGTAGTATTGTCACATCTATTGGTGGAGGCGGCGGTGCTACGTTTTTAGGGAGATATATTGTATCAAACATATTAAAATTAATACCTGGTGTAGGCACGATAGCTGGTGGTCTTATAAGTGGTGCTACAGCATCCATACTTACAACAGCACTTGCACTATCATATATTAAAGTTATGGCAATAGTTGCTGAAAATGAGTATAAAGGTAAAAGCACAAATAGTGTAGAAATTGCAAAGATGATGAAAGATATATATGAAGAAAATATTAAAAAGCAAAAGTAAAAAAGATTGTTCTATATAAATAAGCCTGTACAAATTGTATGGGCTATTTTAATGCCCATTTTTAGAAAGGATGTGTGATGCTTTGCAAATAACCGAAAGCCTTATAAAACAGTGCTTGATCGAATTGGAGAGTAACTCCAGCATTAAGCAGAAATATAAAGATTATTACGAAGGAAACCACAGCATACTCAAAGATTATGATATGCAGGACAGCAGGAGCAATATGAAGCTCGTATTCAATTTTCCCCGAAAGTTTGTTGATAATGAAACCGGCTATCTTCTCGGAAAGCCTGTCAATTATGTTTCCAAATCAGATGATGATAAAATTGTAGATGCCATCGACAGAAATACGAGCCATTGGGATAAGGAGCATAATATAAATTTCTGCAAACAGTCAGAAATATATGGTGAAGCCTATGAACTCAATTATGTGAATTCAGAAGGAGAATTTTCAGCAACAATATTGACCCCACTTGAAGCGTATGTACTGGAGGATGGTACTGCCGAAAGGAATGTGCTGCTGGCTTTACATACCTTTACAAAGAAATTTGATGACAAGAAATATCTTGATGTCTATACCGATTCCGAAATCCGACATTATGAATTAGGAAGCAAGGGAAACAGACCGGAACTTAAATATATAGGCAGCCATGAGCATATCTTCGGCAGAGTGCCTGTCATTGTTTGTCCGGCTAATAATGAAAGGAAAAGCGGATTTCAGGACGTTGTTTCACTTTTTGATGCATACAACGCCATTAATTCTGACCTGATAAATGAGATTGCCGACCACAGGAATGCCTATCTTGTAATTGAAAATGCAAAGATTGAGGAAGAGGATTTGCTGAAGATGAAGTCTATGGGAATTATACAGGTTCCCAATCAGGCAAAGGTATATTGGCTCACCAAGGATATTAACGATTCCTTCGTACAGAATGAACTCAATAATATAGAAAGAAAAATATTTGACCTGATGGACGAAGTAAATTTTAATGAGAATTGGGCTGCCAATACATCATCGTTGGCTCTCAGGAACAAGCTTTTAAATCTTGAGAACAGGGTTGCCATGAGGGAAGCCATTATGGAGAAGGTTATCAAGCAGAGACTTAAGAACCTGTTTATTTATTTGCAGAAGAAGGAAGGCAACTTTTACGACTACAGGGATATAGCGGTGAAATTCACAAGAAATCTCCCGACCGATCTGACAGGACTTGCCGATGTTATCGTAAAATTAAAAGATGTCTGCTCACAGGAAACACTTCTGTCTTTATTACCCTTTGTGGAATCACCAAAAGTTGAGCTTGATAAATTCCATTCTGAACTAAAAAGAAATGGTACCGCTTCGGCAGATGACGTTTCATCAAATCAAAACCAAGTCACTATATAACTTTAAATCAGCAACAATTTTTTAAATATTAAAATATGATGAATCCTTAAGAACATTGATATTAAAGGGTTTGGTCAAATTTACTCAAAATCAATATTAAATTTTTTTGGAGGTACAAGTGAAGAACATAAATAAAATCAAGCGGCTGGTCAAAAGTGACTGTGCCGGATATTTTGCTGAGTCGAATACTGCCAATAATTATTGCTGCAGCATGGATGGCGTCTGTATCTTTTTCAGGGAAGAAGGAGAGCAGTTGACAAGCTGTAGATATTTTGAAGAAGGAGTGCTTCCGCTGGATATGGAACTGGAGCATGAATACCGTCAGGAACACAAGATGGATACAGTTGGGAGGAAAGCAAAACCGAAAGTAAATTGCAAAAGATGCAATAACAGTTTTGAAGCCGGTTCTAATAGACAAATTTATTGTGAGAAATGCAGGAAGATAGTCAAAAGAGAACAAGCTAGAATATCTATCCAGAATAAGAGAAATAAATCAGCATGGTGTTGACCGTTAGAGGTATATGAAACTCGCTTGTATCAAGGGCTTCAAAATAAAAAAATAAGGTCAAGGTATGTTTATATTAGAACCTTGTTTTTTAATTTCTATCAGTCAACATTTATATATTTTGTCCTGAGCATGACGTTAAACTGCTCAATTACAATATCAACCAATATTTTGCGTTTCCGGTTCAAGCGGAGTCGGAAGGACTAACTGAAAGGAGCTATAAACTATGACATTCGAGGAAGTAAAAAAGTACATTGATGAAAACAAAGGGAACAACGAGGTAAAAGCATATCTTCAGGGCTTAATCAGCGTTGAAGGGGTGCAAAAATTTCTCACTGAAAATGAGGACGGCAAAAGATGGCTGGATTCTGAACGTGACAGGCACCTTGAGAAAGGGCTTAAAACATGGAAGGAAAACAACCTCCAGAAAGAAATTGACAAGAGGATTAAGGAACTCTATCCAGAGGAAACCGAGGAAAAGAAGCAACTTCGGGAGCTTAATGACAAGATTCAGAAAATGGAGTTGGAGAAGCAAAGAGAGGTTTTGAAAAATAAGGCTCTCACCATAGCTTCCGAGAAAAAGCTTCCAATTAATAAGATTGTGGATCTGGTTCTGGGAAGTGACGAGGAAACAACAGTTTCCCTCAGTCCAGTCTGCCGTAGAAGAAAGACTGAAGAGCAACGGATATAATCCACCTAAAAATGACAAACAGAACAACCAGCCAAAGAATCTGAACGATGCATTAAAGAATTATTATTCCAATAACAAAACGTGAAATTTGAAAGGAGACTGATATTATGGCTATTACTTTAGAACAAGCAAAATTAAACACTCAGGACGATATTCAGGCAGGGGTTATTGATGAATTCAGAAAAAGTTCATTCATACTGGATAACATCATATTTGATGATGCGGTTACCCCAGGTACTAACGGAGCTACCCTCACATATGGTTACACAAGGCTTATAACACAGCCTACTGCTGCATTCAGAGCAGTGAATTCGGAATATACTCCTCAAGAAGTCACAAAGGACAGATACACTGTTGAACTAAAGCCTTTCGGCGGTTCATTCCAGATAGACAGAATCATTGCAAATACCGGCGGACTGGTAGACGAAGTAAACCTTCAGGTTCAGCAAAAGGTGAAGGCGGCAAGGGCATTATTCCATGACACTATTATAAACGGTGATTCCGCAGTTAATGAGAATGCCTTTGACGGTTTGAATAAAGCGATCACAGGCTCCAGCACTGAATTTAATTCAGGAGCTTCCATAGACCTGTCAACTTCATCGGCGGTGGATACAAACTATAAGCAGTTCCTTGACCTGTTGGATGAATTCCTTTCCAACCTTGATGGGAAGCCGACCTTCCTTGGAGGAAATTCAAAACTGATTACAAAAATAAAGTCGGTGGCAAGGAGAGCAGGGTATCTTACCCAAAGTGAAGATGCTTTCGGCAGAACGGTAGATGCTTATGACGGAATTGTTCTTGTAGACCTTGGGGCGAAGGCCGGTACCAATGACCCTGTGGTTTCGATAGTAGATACAAGAAAACCCAACGGCACTGATACAGTTACAGGACTGACCGACCTCTATGCTGCGAGACTTTCACTTGACGGCTTCCATGCGGTATCTCTTGCAAATCAGGACTTGGTGAAGATATGGCTTCCCGATTTCTCAACTTCCGGTGCGGTAAAAACCGGCGAAGTCGAAATGGTAGCTGCTGTTGCATTGAAAGCGACCAAGAGTGCCGGAGTTTTCAGAAACATAAAAGTATCCTGAAAGGAGGTAACCTATGGCGAAGATATACTGTAACAACAAGCAATTTAATGGTATATCCGCAACCGTAGCCTTTGTAAACGGGGTGGGGGAAACAAATAGCCCTCACCTTGTTTCATGGTTTCGGGAAAACGGATATATAGTTGAAGAAATTGTCGCAAAAGATATTGAGAGCATGACATATAAGGAGCTTACAGATTATGCAAAAGAACGTGGATTTAACGGAATCGGCTATAAAAAGCCGGAATTGATAAAGGCACTACAGGAACTGGATTCAAAAGAAAAATCGGAAACGGAGGAATAACATATGCTGGAACTAATGAAACTCTTACTTGGAATTCAACTTACGGACACCTCACTCGACACCCTTTTAAATCATTATCTGGATAAGGCCAGAGAAATCATTATTGGGTATTGCAATATTGATGATCTGCCGGAGCAGTATAACAATGTAGCTGGCGAATATGCCGTTTACCTGTATAAAAACAGGGATGCCGAAGGGATGCTCAAGAAAACAGAAGGAGAGAGGAGTATTGCCTACGAAGGGGCAATACCTGAAACCATAAAGCTGTCTCTTCCCAAGCCGAGAATCAGGACGGTGGGATCATATGTTCAATGATACCAAAGCGATTATTCTTAACTCCGATTTTCAAGGTGCAGGCTTTGTATATGCCGATGTACAGCCTTATGAGAAAACAATGCTTTTCGAAGATGGCATTGAGATAGAAATAACCAAAAGAGCATTCTGTGATATCAACCCGGAAATTAATGCTGAAGGATATATGAGAATCGAAGATAATCTGTACAAGATTATGAAAATAAAGACTTGGAGCGATTATCTGGAATGCTGGCTATATGAATGTGAGCGTGATGTTTCATTAATAAGATAGATAAACTGTGGGACTTTTTCAAATTTGAAAAAGGTGAGAGCATAACAATCAATGGAGTGCAAAATACAGCCATAATAAGCGATGCCAGAGAAAAGCCAAGCTATTATGATGATAAATATATAAGAACCGATGAACAGCTTCAAACAGGTGATATCATCGAATATCAGAATAAGAAGTGGTTTGTAATTAGCCAGGAAGATAAAAATGAGAAATCATTCAGGGCAAAAATGAGGAGGAGCAATTATAAAATCAAGGTTGTCCTGGATGAAGTACTTCATGAATTTGATTCCATTATTGAAAATATCGGTATCTCCATTGATGAAGGCAAATATATTGATACGGCAGCCGGAAAAATAACTGTCACAATACCGACTGAATTATTTTCCAATAAAATCGATGTCAATAACAGGTTTATAAAGCTCGGATATGCGTGGAAGGTTGTCGGTGTAGACCGAAGCCGGAACGGACTGAATATCATTCATGCCGAAAAGGATCTGATTGCTTCGGATGATGATATGGAGAATGAAATCGCCAACAAAAACTCCATTGCAGTATGGAGCATCAATATATCCGATTCAAACCGCAAGGTTAATGTAGATTCAGATTATACTTTTATAGCCATAGTATTGAAAAACGGAACGGAATATGCCGGTGCCAGCCTTATATGGGAAAGCTCGGATACCGGTCTAGCTACCGTATCAAATGGTACGGTACATGGCATAGCAGCAGGCTTTGTGACTATATCAGTATATATGGAAGTAAACCCAAGCGTCCGTATGGATTTAAACATCGAAATTGCAGAGAAAGTACCCGATGTTATTACCTATAAAATGTATAAATCGTACCTTGATGACTCAGGAAAGGATTATACCGATTTTTCGATAATTGAAGGGGATACCATGCTGTTTGGGATGGAGAGGTATGTAAACGGTGTTCTTGGTACGAACGATACCTACATATTTACACTGAATCCCAACGGAGTGCCTTCATCAAACTATGTATATACCGTTTTGAACAGTTATTCGGTAAAGATTCAAAACAATGCTGCAAGCACTCCAAAGTTGATATTAACGGCTACCAGCAATCAAAGCAGTCAATCGGTAACAAAGAATATAGAATTAGCCAGTTTGTGGTGAGGCTCGCTTTAATAAGCGGGTCTTAATTTTTGTGAGGAGGAATTTAATGATAAACGAAAACAAGATACATTACCAGATGAGTTTACATATGCTAAAGATGTTGAGAAGTAAAAATCTGATTACTGAAGATGAATTTGCTGCCATAGACAATGAAAATAAAAAGTCCTTCAAAGCCTTAGAATATCAAGCTTTGACTTGATTAGTAGCCCGTACAATTATATCATGTGACCACAAAAAGAATATATTCGGAAGGAAGGATTTTATGGCAGCAAATACAGCGAAAAAAATAAAGAAAATTGAAGCAAAACCTATACAGGTGGCAAATGGAATGCCAGAAGGTGCAAAGAAAAGGGTATGTGCCTACTGCAGGGTGAGTACGGCACAGGAAGAGCAGGAATCAAGCTTTGAATCACAGGTTAACTATTATACCCAATATATAAATAACAGAGCGGATTGGACGTTGGTTGACATATATGCAGATGAAGGCATATCCGGCACAAACACAGTTAAGAGAAAAGACTTTTTAAGAATGATAGACGATTGTATGGCTGGAAAGATTGACATGATCATCACCAAGTCGATATCAAGATTTGCAAGAAATACGGTGGACTGCTTGCATTATGTAAGGAAGCTTAAGGAAAAAGGAATTGCTGTTTATTTTGAAACAGAAAACATTGATACTCTTGGCTCTACAGGGGAGCTTTTGCTAACGATACTTAGCGGATTGGCACAGGACAGCAGCAGAAACCAATCGGATGTGACAAGGTGGGGTATCCAAAGACAGTTTGAAAACGGCAGAGTTCTTGTAAACACTACAAGATTCCTTGGATATGATAAAAATGAGGAGGGTGAGCTTGTCATAAACGAAAAGGAAGCCGAAATTGTCCGCAGAATATTTAATGAATACCTCGAGGGTAAAAGTTATAACGCCATCGCCAAGGGATTGATGAAGGATGGTATCAAAACCGTCACAAATAACTCAAAATGGTGGGATTCTACCATTAACGGCATTCTGGAAAATGAAAAATATTATGGGGATGCTATTTTGCAGAAAACCATTACTGTAGATTTTTTAAAACATAAAAGAGTGGATAATAAAGGGCAGG